TGTATGTGTACAGAAAACAAGTTCTCCCATCAATGAGGTCAATGCAATTTGCAGGAAAACCTATTGAAATCTCACCAAACAGAATTTACAATTGTGCTTATGCACCTGTAGACGATTGGAGAGTATTTTCTGAAATTATGTTCTTGTTACTCGGTGGCACAGGTGTGGGTTATTCTGTTCAAAATCATCACGTAGAGTTATTACCCGAAATTAGAAAACCAAGTAAAGAAAGAGGAAGAAGATGGCTCGTTGCCGACTCAATTGAAGGATGGGCAGACGCGGTTAAGGTATTAGTCAAATCATATTTCTTCGGTGGTTCACACATCCAATTTGATTTCAGTGACATAAGACCAAAAGGTGCCAGACTTGTAACATCAGGTGGAAAGGCTCCTGGTCCACAACCATTGAAAGAGTGTTTGATTAAACTTGAAGGAATTTTAGACTCAAAAGAAAACGGAGATAAATTAAAGGCTATCGAAGTACATGACATGGTTTGTCATATTGCAGACGCAGTACTCGCTGGTGGTATAAGAAGAGCAGCATTAATTTCATTGTTCTCTGCGACAGATGAAGAAATGATTGGTTGTAAAAGTGGTTCATGGTGGGAACAAAACCCACAAAGAGGTAGAGCTAACAACTCCGCAGTTCTTATGAGACACAAAATTACCAAAGACTATTTCATGGACCTTTGGAAAAGAATCGAAGCAAGTGGTGCTGGTGAACCTGGTATCTATTTGAGTAATGACAAAGATTGGGGAACAAATCCTTGTTGTGAAATCGCACTTCGTCCTTTCCAATTCTGTAATTTAACAGAAGTTAACGTTTCGAATGTAGTGTCCCAAGAAGACTATGAAGATAGAGTGAAAGCGGCCACATTCATTGGAACACTTCAAGCAGGATACACAGACTTCCACTATTTGAGACCTATTTGGCAAAGAACTACAGAAAAAGATGCTCTCATTGGAATTTCAATGACAGGCATCGGTTCAGGAGCAGTATTGGGTTTGAATATGAAATCGGCGGCTAAAGTCGTTAAAGAAGAGAATAAAAGAGTTGCAGAATTGATTGGAATCAACCCTGCAGCCAGAACGACAACTGTTAAACCAGCGGGAACAACATCACTAACACTTGGTACTTCATCAGGTATCCACGCTTGGCACAACGAATATTATATTAGAAGAGTAAGGGTAGGTAAGAATGAGTCAATTTATTCATACTTGAAAGACAACCATCCTGAACTTGTTGAAGATGAATATTTCAGACCACACGACACAGCGGTAATCGGTATTCCTCAAAAATCACCTGAAGGCTCAATCTTAAGAAACGAATCACCAATCCAATTATTAGAGAGAGTAAAAAGAGTCCAACAAGAATGGATTAAACCAGGTCACAGAAGTGGTTCAAATGCTCACAACGTATCAGCAACAGTTTCTATTCGTGAACATGAATGGCCAGCGGTTGGTGAATGGATGTGGGAAAATAAAGAATACTATAACGGACTTTCAGTTTTACCTTATGACGGTGGAACATATATTCAAGCACCTTTCGAGGATTGTTCAAAAGAAAAATATGAAGAACTTATGGCAACCTTAAAAGATGTTGACTTGTCCAAGATTGTAGAGTCAGATGACAATACAGATTTAAGTGGTGAGTTAGCTTGTGCTGGTGGTGCTTGTGTATTAGTTTAATCTATGAAAAATAGTTCTGATAAAAGGGTCAAGCCTAAAAAACTTGACCCTTCTCATTTTTATGAGTTAGGTAACAAAATAGTTTTTACTGAAGAGTATCATAAACAAAGGGGTTATTGTTGTGGTAATGGTTGTAAACATTGTCCTTATGAACCAAGACATGAGAGGGGTTCAACTTTAATAAAAAAATAAACCATCTATATTTATCTGTAATGGCAGATGGGATTACATATGGTTTAAGTTTCCCCTTTAGGGATTCAAAACGTGGGGATTATTTAGAACTAACAGAGCTCGAAAAACAACAAATCAAATCTGATTTGATTCATCTTCTTCTAACAAGAAAAGGTTCGAGATATTATTTGCCTGAATTTGGTACAAGGATATATGAGTTTTTGTTTGAACCTTTTGATGGTTTAACCTTTGATGCTATAGAAGCGGACATTAGAGATTCAGTTGAACTGTTTATGCCAAATTTATTAATTAATAGTTTAACTATTGAGCCGGCAGACCCACAAGAAGAAGTTGATATTGCGACTGGACAAAATTTTGTCGGAACAAGTGAGTCTTCAATCTTCAGAGCTCCGGGTAAAGGAACATCAGAGTACACAGCTAAAATAAGACTTGATTATTCAACAAATGGTCAAACATTTGCACAGAGTGATTTTGTTATCATCAATATTTAATTTAGATGGCTAATCGTAAAATATCATATACATCACGTGATTTCCAAGCAATCAGAACTGATTTGTTAAATTACGTAAGAACTTATTATCCTGAACTCATACAAGATTTCAATGACGCGTCCGTGTTTTCTGTTTTCTTGGATTTAAATGCCGCGGTTGCTGACAACCTACATTATCATATTGATAGAAGTATTCAAGAGACGGTTTTACAATACGCTCAACAAAGGTCATCGATATACAACATTGCCAGAACTTACGGTCTAAAGTTACCTGGACAAAGACCATCCACTGCGTTGGTTGATTTTTCAATAACAGTACCAGCTTTCGGTGACAAAGAAGATGAGAGATACCTTGGTCAATTATTGAGAGGTTCCCAAGTGATTGGTGCTGGATTAGTATTTGAAAATGTTTATGACATAGATTTTGCTTCACCCTATAATGCTCAAGGATTCCCGAACAGACTAAAAATCCCAAATTTCAATGCCAACGGAGTTCTTTTGAACTACACAATTACAAAGAGGGAACTTGTGGTAAACGGTATTACAAAAGTTTTCAAAAAAGTTGTAACTCCGAGTGATGTTAGGCCATTCTTCGAGTTGTTCTTACCCGAAAAAAATGTTTTGGGTATTACAAGTGTTCTACTAAAAGACGGAACTGACTACACAAACATTCCAACAACTGCAGAATTTTTGGGATTGGAAAACAGATGGTATGAAGTTGATGCTTTAGCCGAGGACAGAATTTTTGTTGAAGACCCGACCAAAGTTTCAGACCAACCAGGAATCAAAGTCGGGAGATATATCCAAACAAGTAACAGATTTATTTCAGAATATACGGCAGAGGGGTTCAAGAAGTTGACATTCGGTGGAGGGACAAATACGGCACAAGATGCTTTGGATGAATTCACCACACTTGGTTTAACAATGGATATTCAAAAATACAGTAATAACGTTTCTTTGGGTAACACATTGAGTCCTAATTCTACACTTTTTATACAGTATAGAGTTGGTGGTGGATTAAGTTCAAACTTGGGTACTAACGTTATCAATCAAGTTGGAACTGTGAGTTTCTTTGTTAATGGTCCTTCCGAGTCAACTAACTCATCTGTAGTAAACTCATTAAGATGTAATAACGTGACCGCAGCCATCGGTGGTGCGGGAGTCCCATCTCTTGAAGAAGTGAGAAATTATGTAACATTCAATTTCTCCGCACAAAAAAGGGCGGTCACCGTACAAGATTACGAGTCAATTATAAGAAATATGCCGGCTCAATTCGGAGCACCTGCTAAAGTATCGATTACTGAAAATGACAATAAGATTCTTATTCAAATTTTATCCTATGATACTTCAGGTAAACTTACGAGTATAGTTTCAAATACACTCAAACAGAATATTGCCAACTATCTATCCAATTACAGGATGATGAATGATTACATATCCATATTCACTGCAGAAGTAATTGATGTAAGTATCGATGTATCAATTGTTTTAGACACCGCCCAAAATTCGGGTCAAGTAATATCTTCGGTTATTGATGTCGTCTCGAATTACTTTGACCCCCAAGTAAGACAACTTGGTCAAAATATTTACCTTTCCGAATTACAAAGTTTGATTCAAAATCAAAACGGGGTTTTGACCGTGACAAATTTAGAAGTATTCAATGAAGTTGGTGGACAATACTCATCATTTGAAACTTCAATGGAATATTCGGACCCAGTAACAAAAAAAATAGGGGCTATTGATGATACAATATTTGCACAACCCTCTCAGGTTTATCAAATCAGATACCCAAATAAAGACATCAGGGTTTCAGTTAAGAATTTCCAATCAGTTACGATGACCTAACTGATTTAGTTTTCCCATTTGTAGGTTATACTTTAAGTAAGTTGTGTTTTTGAAAAAAACTCAATAAACTATTTATAACTAAAGACCTTGATGGGTGAGTCATATAGAATAAGGACCGAAGTAGGAGTTAACAAATCAATTAATATTCAACTCGACCAAGAATATGAATTCTTGGAAATACTATCACTTTCAATAAGTTTGGATGACGTATATACTAGGTCATGCGCGGATTACGGAGTCGTTGTTGGAAGAGTTACCGCAAACAATGGATTAGGTATACCCAATGCAAGGGTTGCAGTGTTTGTACCTATAACTTCAATTGACGAATCGAATCCAATAATTCAAAGTGTATATCCCTACAAATCACCTTCAGATATTAATGAAGATGGTTACCGTTACAATCTCTTACCTTACGAAAAATCTTACTCTACTCACGCAGCCACGGGAACCTTGCCCACAAGACTTGATGCTTTGACAGGAAAAACTCCTGTTGAAATTTATGACAAGTACTACAAGCTTACGGCAAAAACAAATGAGAGTGGAGATTACATGTTGATGGGTGTCCCACTTGGTACACGAACTCTTGTAATGGACGTTGACTTATCTGACATAGGTGAGTTTTCTTTGACTCCACAAGATTTGATAAGAATGGGACTCGCAACTGAAGGTCAAGTTGCGGGGAATAGATTCAGGACATCATCAGATTTAAGTTCACTTCCACAAATAGTAAACATCCAAAGAAGTATAGAAATTTCTCCTTTGTGGGGGGACCCAGAAATTTGCCAAATAGCTGTCAATAGACTCGATTTTGACTTAAGAGAAGATGCGAATATAGATATCCAACCAACATCGGTGTTCATGGGGTCTATATTTTCAACAGGTGATAAATTCAGAGTAAGAAAGAATTGTAAACCTAAAGACAACATGGGTAATCTATGCGGTTTAACTGCAGGACCCGGTCAAATATTGGCTTTGAGACAAACAATACAGATAGGTGTTGATGGTAATCCAATTTTAGAAGAGTATCCGTTAGAGGAATCTGGTAACATCATAGATGAAAATGGAACTTGGTTAACAGAACTACCAATGAACTTGGACTATGTTGTTACGAATGAATACGGAGAAAAAGTTTTTTCAAATGACCCGTCAGTCGGAGTCCCAACAAAGGCAAAATACAGGTTCAAAATAAAATGGCAACAATCTCCACAGCTGACTGAACAGACAAGAAGAGCATATTTTTTAGTACCCAACGTAAAAGAGTATGGGTGGACAGGAACCAACGACCCTTACACTTCCGGTGGTGGTAATATTGCGCAACTTAATAGTTCGTATTATTTTGGTTTAGACTGGTCTGGATATACGAATGGTTTCATTGGTCAACAACTTACAACAAGAACTAATGAGATAATTGACGGTGAAGATACTTTTTATGAGTTCAAGTTCAATAGAGTTTATACAGTTGCAAATTTAATAGACCAATGGAAGAAAGGGGTTGCTAAAGGAAGATTCATAGGAATAAAAGAAATTGATAGTGACGATTGTGAATCATCAGTGAATAAATTCCCTGTAAATGACGGATTCAGGAATTTCGATTTGTTATTCTTTTTATTCTCATTGATATTTCAAGTTTTACAATTCGTTGGTTTATTCCTATTGATAATTGCCCATATAGTAATTTACATCTATAAAATTATAATAGACGCGCTTTGCTTTCTTTGTGGAATTCAAATACCTGTAATCAAAGTTAGACCTTTCGGGTTCATTTGTAGAGTATTGGGTATAAAATGTGAATCAAAAAGTTTCGTAATTAGACTACCTATGATGACTTATCCTGACTGTGAGGCGTGTCAATGTCAGGATACTGAAATTGTTAATTCCACAGTATCTGGAGGTGCGAGTGGAGTTCTGTCTTATGTTTCATTACCCCAAAGTTATTATAATGGGTTCCAAAGTATCATGGCAAATCAACCTAACGTTTCTCCTGACGATGTACCAACTCGAGCTGAAGTATTTTCATATGCCATGGCAGGTAACGATGATAACGTAAACGATGTAGGATTATTTAAAGTTCCAAAGTCCCCTGTTTTGAATGCACCTAGTGGAATTCCATTATGGGCTTTCTCCAACGGGCTGACTTTAGGGGAAAGAATAAATGTCTTCAACACTAGGGATTCTTATTTTGATGGTATAAATAAAATTCGAGTTTCTTTCAATAAACCCGAAAATTTGAATTCATTCCATTTTGATAACACAATTACAGTTCTTTCCAATCAGCAATACGCCGCTGGTGATTTGTTGACTACCGTTGACCCTGGAACCTCATCTGATTTAAATTTCACATATACATCCAGTACAATAAGCGGAGTGACGCAAGGAATTACGGGTACAACTATAACTGGACCATCAACTATTACAGTAAATTACGCGACAACACAACTTTCAAATAATTCTACAACTTATACATTATCGACAGGCTCTACCATAACAAGACAACTATATCCTATGGATAGAGAGTATTTCCAAGTCGTGACTGCAATTACCGTTGCGGATGCTTCAAAAATTTGGAACGCATCATCAAATCAAAAATTTCCGAACATTTTGACTGCACCACATACTATGATTTCGAGGATGAAAAATGACTTTGACATATTTTTTTCCATCTCTCTTGATACATCACCTTTGGATGTTTTCGAAGGTATCAGTCAACAATATTTGTTGATACTTCAAAGGGGAGTTGACCCATACTCACCTAAATTTTCCAATGAATATCAAATAGGTAATATTTTTGGTATGACTGATACCGACGTGACTATAACTGCGTCAACAAGATTGAATATCCCAATTCAAGCTCTACCAAATCCCAACGTTTCTGTACAAAGAATGACACAAACAGAAACTTTTTATCCCTCATATTTTTTCACACCAGGAAATGATTTTTCTGGTTTTACATCTTCTTCTGTTGGATATTATGGAAGACTAGATTCTACAATGCAAGCGGGAGGTTTACAACAGAGGATTAATAACGGAGTCACCGCAATGGTAACCCAAACATGGAATCAAATGTATTCATCGTCGGAAAATGCTGATA